AGGCGTATTAAAAGCGCTGAAGATAGATGTAAGAAAGCAAATACTGATTGGGGTAAAAACTTTTGGTATAATACTTTCAAAGCATTATGTGAAAAGTATGATAAGATGGATTATTTTAGGAAGGCAATACATTAATGAATATATTTTATTTGCATAGAGACCCGGTAGTTGCAGCTGAAATGAGTTGTGATAAACACGTAGTCAAAATGATTTTAGAATCGGCACAATTATTATCTACTTGCCATAGAGTACAAGATGGTACAGAGTGGTATGATAAAACTGCTAATGGTCGTAGAATTAAAAGGTGGAAACACCCTAATAAAAATATAGACGCCTTACTATACAAAGCAGGTTGGGTAAAACATCCTAGCACAATATGGTTATTTGAGTCTGCTTATAATTATATGTGGTTATATAAACATATGATGGCTTTGAATGAAGAGTATAAAAAAAGGTATAATCATACAAACGACCATATTACAATTCAAAAATTAGGTGAACTATTAAAGTTTCCACCTAAAAATGCAAAAATAAATAAAATCGGTACTGACCCACAACCAGCAATGCCTGAATATTGTAAAGTTGATGGTGACGCAGTAGCTAGTTATAGAAACTACTATATACTAGAGAAGAAAAGATTTGCTACTTGGAAAAGTCCAGCAAAAGTACCAGATTGGTACAAAGAGGGTAAAATTTATGGTAATGAAGAAGAACAATACATCTAAACATAAAATTTACGAAAGAAATCCTAACACAGGCGTTATAAGATGGCGTTATGTAGGTGAGTCACCTGATAAATTCGGTTGGCCTAATTATGGTAGAATATTGAAGGAGAAAAAAAATGGCAATAGAAGAGCATAACAGACAAAATATGATTGAGGCGTTAAAGAAACACGCTGAGGGTAAAATAGCCAAGCATAAAGCAAATGTTGAAGTTGCATTAAAAAGCTCAACAATGATTGGTGAACACTCTGATATTATAGAATCTGTTGAAAAAGAAATACACTCGATTGGCAGATACAAGGAACAACTTGATGTTATCAAAAAATATTTTGAACAACAAGACCCTTTTAAGAGTCAACAATAGTGAGTGATATGTTAAGATATTTGTGGGGTGTTATTACACCTTACTTAATAACTGGTATAGTTATAGCGGCTATACTATTAGGAACATTTTATCTAGGATATATATTTGCAATAGATATATTTGAGTTATGGTGTTTTAGAACGGAGTTACCAAGTCTATGAGTGAACAACCACAATTATTTGAAACTGAAGACCAATATGGTAATGATATAATACAAGGTCCTAAATTAGTTAAAAAGAACTTAACAACAAAACAGGCAATGATTGACCCTAAAAATCCTAATACGGTTGGTTCTAGTGCTTGGAATCTAGGTAATCATACATTAGCAATATGTTTTATAATGTGCCTTGTCTTTGTTGTATATGCGAGTTATCAGTAATGCCAACTTATACTTTTGAGAATACAAAGACAGGTAAAGTGTATGATGAGTATATGTCAATGTCAGATAGAGAGACATATTTAGAACAAAATAAGCACATAAAACAGGTTATTAAATCAATAAATATAGTTAGTGGCACAGGAGGCCTAAAAACAGACTCAGGTTGGAAAGATAACTTATCAAGAATTGCAGAAGCACACCCACAAAGTGCTCTAGCAGATAGGTATGGCAAGAAATCAATCAAACAACTAAAAACAAAACAAGTAATAGATAAACACCGAAAAAGAAGAGGTAAAAAATAATGGCAAAAGATATACCAGATTATATGCGTGGTTTTGATTTAGATGATGATTGGGGAATGACGCCTGTTAGTAAAATGCCACAACAGGAGACAATAGACCCTAAAGCTATTGACAATCAAAATTTAGAATTATCAAAAGTAAAATCAGATGTATCATCAATAAAATCTATGATGAATGAAGTTATGCAAATTGTTGCTGATAAAGAATCAGTATCAAAAGAGATAGGTGATGAAGAAATTAAAACAAGATTTAAAGATGTAGAGAAATTAATATTACCATTTCTTTACAATTTAATGAAGAGTGATGAACCTTATATACATTGGCCAAATAGAACGCCAATAATTAAGGCGCAAATAGAAAAGTTGCTAAAAATAACAAGGGATTAATATGAATCTAAAAGAACAACATAAAGAAATGAAAAAAGAGGTTGAGATATTAGAGCAGAAACGTAGATTAGATAGAGGTAGCGTTTCGTGGCAATTGTTAAAAGACGCAAAGAAACTTAAATTAAAAGCAAAGGAAAAATTAAATGAAATTAAGTCCTAATTTTAGTCTAAAAGAAATGACAGCTTCACAAACAGCTGTTCGTAAGGGTATTAATAATAACCCTAACGAAGACCATATGAATGCCTTAAAAGCATTATGTGAAAATGTATTACAAAAGGTTAGAGACCATTATGGTAAAGTAGTTTCCGTATCTAGCGGGTATCGTAGTCCTGACCTGTGCGAGGCCATAGGCTCGAGCAAAAATTCCCAACACGCTAAAGGGCAGGCGGCGGATTTCGAGGTGTTTGGATTAAGTAATGCAGAATTAGTAAAGTGGATTTCAGAGAATTGTGAGTTTGACCAGATGATATTGGAATTCCACAATTTAGATGAACCTAATTCGGGGTGGGTACATTGCTCATATCGTGATGATGGTGAAAATAGAAAACAGATATTAAGGGCGTTTAAGAACGAAAGCAATAAGACTTGTTATGAGTCTTATGACCCTAATTGAAAGGCAAAGCGGGACGAGTTAAGAGATAGTCCCGAATTAATTAACGACCATTTAACTTTGTACAGGTCAAATTAGGCTTGCCAAATATGGTTGTGATGTATATAATAGAGAAAATGAAAAAGAATTGGAAACAAATATAATGGCAAATTTTATAGAATTAGACCAAAGTAAATTCCCTAATACAAAGGGTATGAATCAAAATGGATTTAGATTTTACCAGATAGACGGTAAAAATTATCCATCAATAACTAGTATATTATCAATACAGAAAAAAGAGGGTTTAGAGAAGTGGCGTAAAAATGTTGGCGAAGAAGCAGCTAAATGGGAAATGGCCAGAGCGGCACGTAGAGGTAAAGCGACACATACGCTAGTTGAACAATATCTAAAAGGGCAACCACAAACTATAAATGATGTATTGCCTAACGGAATGTTTAGACTATTGAAACCCTATCTTGACCAAGTAGATAATATTCATTGTTTAGAAAAAATTATGTTCTCACATAAACTGACCCTTGCTGGTCAAGTTGATTGTATTGCAGAATATAATGGCAAATTATCTGTAATTGATTTCAAAACGGCAAACAAAGAACGTATTGATAGTTGGAATGAATCATATTACTTACAATGTACCGCTTATGCGATTATGTATGAAGAGCTATTCGGTAAACCGATAGAACAAATTGTAATCTTACAAGCAGGTGAAGATGGCAGTTGCAATAGTTTTGTCAAACAGAAAAAAGTTTATTTGTCTCAACTAGAGAAAGCTATTAAGGATTTTTATAAATATTATGAAGAACTTAATAAAGCAAAAATAAATCAATAATCAAACCTTATTAAGTCTCACAGGAGAAAAAATGCAAAAAATAATAATAGCATTGCTCATTAGCTTAGGTGTGTTTATCACTCAAGCAAAAGCAGACCACGAATATGCAGAAATACCAGACGCTGGCTTAATGCCATTAGGTTTACCTGCTCAATGTGGTCCTAGTGAGGTCGTGAATAGATACATACAAAGGTTTGATTTTAATCCAGAGACGTTTTCAGTAGCGAGAGAAGGCGCAAAAGCCGAAAATCCAAGCGCCTACTTTGTATATACGTTTGTGTCAAAAGATAGAAGTCAACACCTTATTGTTTTAACAAGTCCAGATGGACTAGAAAGCTGTATAGTATCTCACTCTTTTGACCTAGCATATGCACATAAAGAGCAAACATAGAATTACTTGTTGACATAAAGCATAATAAGTATTGAGGACGTGGGTGCAACTCCCACCACCTCCACCATAAACACATTTATGTGTGCTTATGGGGGGTGTGGTAGGTTCGACTCATACCGAAAAACTTTATAGAGAGTAATAGTTGGCGAACTTAAACGCAATTTAAATGGCAATTCAAATTTTGCCCTTGCTGCCTAATTTTAGGTAACGGAGTTTGTGGTGTACTTGGCAACAGAAACACCACGCTTTACATTTACACTAGAATATGATATATAAGAGATATGAATAGTAAAGAATTCACACAAAAAATTTTAGATATAGTAAAAGATAAAAAACCTATCACTCATATTGAGGCAATAATTCACTATTGCGAATCAAACAATATAGAGGTAGAAACCACAACAAGACTAATATCAAAATCACTTAAAGAAAAAATTAAAGCAGAAGCCTTGAATGCTAATATGCTAAAGGTCAAAAAAGGTGGTACATTACCTGTATGAATGGTTTAGAGTTTTTATATCATTTATTATTTGTAGAGGTAGACAAAGGTCTATGGGGTATAATACTATTAGGCGTAATTTTTACCATTATAAGTATTATAGGTGATTATGGTTATGATGAAAATAGGGATAAACATTAATGTATGGTGGATTTGATGTATATAAAGTGTATCTTGGTGTCAAACTACACTTTACAACAGACTCATACGACTATATAAAATATGGCGGTAAAACAAATGCTAAACTGGATACGTTCACTAAAAGAAAAGATAGATATTTTTTTCATAAGTTATCTAAAAGATATAATGAACGAGATATCTTGGATTATTTTGTTAGTAATTTTGCTGTTGATAGCGACAATTGGATAGGAGATTTATTAACGAATGAAGGTGTTGAGACTTATGCCAAGTATAGAAAGTATAAAGAGTCTTTCAGATACCATTTTCGGGACGATTGTGTACGGATTAGTGATGATTTTAGCCGTAAGCGCATTTCTTTTGATGATGGCTTTCGCTCTCATATGGGACAACATCCTAGAGTCTTACGATTACTTATTCAAGGGAAGATTAACTACCAAACCGCCATCTATCTGGATAAACACCTTGCGTTTTTTAAAGATTGGGACAAAACTATTAGTGAAAAAGTCATATGGCCTAAAATCTCATCTACGATTACCAGATTAAAACCATTTTTAAATTTTAATATGACAGAGGCAAAAATAATAATGAAAGACGTATTTGTCAATGAGTAGAGTATTTTGTATAGGCAATGGTGAATCAAGATTAGGTTTTGATTTAGAAAGATTAAGACCATTAGGCACTATAATGGGTTGTAATGCCTTGTATAGAGATTTTATGCCAGACGCATTAACAGGTGTTGACCACGGTATAATGCACGAAATATATCACAAAGGTGTTGCTTGTAAAATACCTTGTTTCTTTAGAGACTGGACAAAAGTACCTGCCTTTCATTATAAGATGATGGTTGAGGGTGCAATAACTAAAATGGATTTAGAATTAGTTAGAAACGAGAAAGGTGTATTTACAGAGAATGAAAGAGGTCAGGCAGAGGAGTTTGTATTTCACGGTTCTAAACTAGAGGGTGTAGCACATATAATTAAAAAGAATAAAGAGATTGTAGAAAAAGAGATTAGCACAGGTCAAGTTAAACTATCTTGGATACATCCTAAAAATGATAAGTCTCATAATTTAAGTGATATAATGAAACCAAAAGACCTTGGGTGGGCTGCTGGTCCTTCAAGTGGTTATGTTGCGTGTGAATACTATAAAGCGACAGAGGTATTTCTAATTGGTCACGATTTAAGGTCTACTAAACCAACAATTAATAATATCTACAAAGGGACAAAACATTATGTTGCTGTAGAGAATGGTCCTACACCACATACCAATTGGGTAAACCAATGGTTGAGTCTTATGAAGAGATATCCGAAGACCACATTTTACAAGGTACATAGAGATTTAAACCTAAAAGACAACGTAAATATGCATACTAGAGAGTGGGAGGGTCAAAATAATTTGTTTTATGTTGACTATTCCAGCATTGACAATCTTGAGCAAATTTGATATATTAGTAAAATGCGTAAACAAAATATATTTGCAAATGTATTTTCCTTTCTGGCTGAACATTGCTTAAGAGGGCAAAAGGCATATGTATGGAGGGTTATGGCCGAATGGCTGAAGACACCATATGTAGTTTTGAGTAGGGACCTATCTTTAATCAGATTGGACTCTTCCTGGAAGATTGTGGGTGCGTTCCAACTAATCCCACGAAAGACGCATAATGAATATGATAAATTTAATTGATTATATTATAAACAAACTAACAGAATTTAGAGAGTATCTTATAATGAGAAGTTTGCCTAGAGATTGTTATGATAAAAAAGCGAAGGCAGAAAGTCTAAAAAATTGGGTAAATAAGAATGAGAACTCTTATAAATAATACTGATACCGATAATATAGGTAACACAAATACAACGAACATATTAAATACAAAGGAGATATAATATGGATTTTGAAAGTTTAAAATCAAGTGCTTCTAATTTTGATAAGATAACAAAAGCATTAGAAGCTTCAACAGAAAAACCAGAATCATCTGGTAATAAATCAAACAAATACCAAGACGACAGAATTTGGAAACCTGAACTAGATAAAACTGGTAATGGTTATGCAGTAATCAGATTTTTGCCGGCAACTTCAGGAGAAGAAATGCCTTGGCAAAGAGTATGGTCTCACGCTTTCCAGGATAAAGGCGGTTGGTATATTGAGAACTCACTAACAACAATGAATCAAAAGGATCCTGTTAGTGAAGAAAATACAAGATTATGGAACACAGGTGTTGATAGTGATAAAGAAATTGCTCGTAAGAGAAAAAGAAAATTATCATACTACTCAAACATCTTTGTTGTGTCAGACCCAAAACATCCTGAAAACGAAGGTAAAGTTTTTATATTTAAATTTGGTAAAAAAATCTTTGATAAAATTACCGAAGCAATGCAACCGGCGTTTGATGATGAGACACCAATTAACCCATTTGACTTTTGGAAAGGTGCTAACTTCAAGTTGAAGATAAGAAAAGTTGATGGCTATTGGAACTATGATAAGTCTGAATTTGAGAGTGTTAGTCAAATAAAAGAGTCAGATGATGACATTAAAAATATTTGGTCTAAACAATACCCTCTCAACCCTTTTGTTGACCCTAGTAATTTTAAGACCTATGACGAACTCAAAGAGAAACTGAATAGGGTAATTATGGGACAACGAAACACAGAGACCGTGGAGAATGTAGACCTCCCACCACAATCCACAACGTCTGTGCCAAGCTCAAGTGATGTGAAGTCTAAACCTGCTAGTGATGATGACGATACGTTATCGTATTTTAGTAAATTAGCAGACGAAGACTAATCTTTCTCTCTCAAAATCACTAATGCGACCCTTAGCGAGAAATCGCTAAGGGTTTTCTTATAAATAGTGGTATGGTAAAAATATTTGAACCACTAGTAGATTTACAAGATAAACAGCTACAATCGGCTACTTGGTATAAAAACGCTGCCTCGTTAATTGCTCAAAAGACATCAGCAAGAGACTTAATGAGAAGTGGTAAGTTATTGCAAAAACCAAGTGCAGGCAGAATGTCTATGTTTTTCTATGACCCTAAAACGAAACAAAAGTTACCGTTTTATGATACTTTTCCACTAGTGTTGCCATTTGAATTAATCAGAGGTGGATTTGTGGGTTTAAACTTTCATTATCTACCTTACGGTTTACGATTTAAATTGTTAGAGCAATTACAACAATTTGCTACTAATAAAAAATTTGACCAATCTACTCAATTGAGGGTTACTTATAACGCAATTAAGAAGATTGATTTAGTTAGACCGGCCATTAAAAAATACCTTTTTAATTACGTAAGAAGTAATTTTTTAAGAGTTGATGTAAATGAAATGGCTATTGCAGTATATTTACCAGTAGCAAGATTTCAAAAAGCAAGTATTCAAAAAGTATTTGCAGACAGCAGAAGGAAAATATAATGAAAAGAGATATAAAAGAAATGATAGGTATGGCAATTAGTTTTGCAATAATAATAGTAATGGCATTATTGTTAGTTGGTTGTTCTATACCTAAAAATCCAAAAGTGAGTTTTGGTAAAAAATGTGTAGATAAACAAGATAGTGTTGTTTACTCATATGTTTGGTTGTATAACAAAAAAGATGGTTTACAAGCAAATAAAGAAATTTGCAAGCAAATAGAGGACTAAAATGGCAATATTAAGAGGCGGCAGACGTATTGGTAATTTTGATATTAGAATTGGTTTACCTAGAGATAAATCACTTGTAGATATTGATAAAGACCCTAGACTAAAGAGACGACCCGGTGGTGCAGGTCAAATACAAAAATTTCAATCTGCTATACAAGAGGGTGAGGGTTTTGCGAGAGCAAATAGATACCTTGTCGCCTTTAATTTGCCTGGCGTATCTAAATTAAATCAAGGTCTTGCCGATAACGCATTGACATTTAATAATGCAGGTGGTATGACGACAAATAATGAACTAGAAAGCTCAGAGACAGCTGCTAATGTTGGTATGATGTGTAATTCAATTGTATTGCCTAATAGAGACGTAAACACGGTTGATTATAGAACATATGGACCAGGTAGACAAATGCCTTATTCTTATAGTTTTGCAGGTAAAGTCGAAGCTTCGTTTTATGGCGATAAATTTTTAAGACAAAGAATGTTTTTTGAGAACTGGCAGAAAAAAGTTTTTAACATAAACACTCACGATATGAATTATTATAATAACTATGTTGGTTCTATGGATATATACGTATTAGGTCAATTTGCTGCTGAGACTGGTGATGACCAAGCGAGAGTTACCTACGCAGTAAGATTGTATGAAGTTTATCCTCAAACTATTGGTAGTATAGACCAAGGTTATGCAAATGATGAACAAACAATAGTACCGGTAACTTTAAACTTTAGATACTGGAAAAATTTAACAATTGACCAAGTTGATGGCGCAACAATAGGAAAAGCATTTGGTGATGTGCCAACAATAAAAGCAAGTAAAGATTTTGGTTTGTTTAGTGGTTTACTTGGTAAACTACCGCCTGAATTACAAAGAGCGGGCAGAGACGCTTTACAGACCGTTAAAAGAAGTCTACCAATTGGTAGAATTACAGGTGGAAGATTATTTCCACCTTTTGGCTAATATATAATAAAGGAGATAAATTATGGCATTGCCTATATTAGAAACAGCGACATACGAATTGACGTTACCTTCAAGTGATGTACAAGTCAAGTATAGACCTTTTCTTGTTAAAGAAGAGAAACTATTATTGATGGCTATGGAATCTGAAGATGGTAAAGAAATTACAAAAGCATTGAAAGAGATTGTTCAAGCGTGTACTTTCGGCACTATTAATGTTAATGCGTTACCTACATTTGATTTAGAGTATATATTTTTAAATATACGTGCTAAAGCAGTAGGTGAGGTTGCAAAACTTAAACTATTGTGTCCTGATGATAAAGAAACTTACACAAACGTGGAGTTAGATTTAACAAAAGTCGAGGTACAAGTAGATGATAAACATAACAACACAATTCCTATCAATGATAAGATAAAAATTGTTATGAAGTATCCTACAATTGATACTTTTGACCCAAGCATTGACGCAGCTAATTTAAAAACTGAACAATTATTTGATATTATCAATAGTACGATATATGAAATATATGATGGTGAAACCGTGCATAAGGCATCGGATTATAAAAAAGAAGAGTTGAGTAAATTTATAGAGTCTTTGACAAGTGAAGACTTTGGTAAAATACAACAATTTTATAACACTATGCCAAGATTGCAACACGAAGTTGAGGTGGAAAATCCAAAAACTAAAGTGAAAAGTAAAGTTATGCTGGCGGGGCTACAAAGTTTTTTCGTATCGCCCTCTGCCACGACAGCCTAGAGAATCATTTTCAGGTTAACTTTGCTTTAATGCAACATCATAAATATTCTTTAACAGAATTAGAGAATATGGTGCCTTGGGAGAGGGAAATTTATGTTGATTTATTAATCACATATCTAAAAGAAGAAAAAGAAAAACAAAGACAACGAGAGAAAGATTTAAAATAATGTTTGAAGAACAGAAAAAAGACGCTGTTGACAAAATAAAATGGGTGTGGTGGTTTTTAAAAGAAGAACTACCTCAATTCTTATCTAACTGGAGAACCGTACCAAGACTTATGATGGTGTTATACGGTATGGTATTTTATAATACTATGCAATGGTTTATGGCATTAGAAAATCCTAACAACGCTCAAGCAGGTTTCGTATCTGTTGTTGTTGGTGCTGGTGCTGCCTGGTTTGGACTATATGTTAATGGTAAAAAAAGTAATATACAAAAGAAATAATTAAAAGGATAACACTATGTCTTGTAGTAATTGTGGTCATAAAAAACATTGTGGAGAAACTTGTACACAAACTTATAAAGATGGTGACAATAAAGATATATTAATTCTATGTTGCAATAGTTGTAGATGTGAGGATTGTAAAGAATAATGGACGAAATAAAAGCAGTCATAACTCAAGGTCAAGGTTTAGTAGGTGCAACGTTAACAGGTGCAACAGCAGCTGTGGCGAACAACGATAAAGGACCTAATAAAGTCTTAAAAGAAATCAGAGATATCAACGAAGAAACTAAAGAGAATACACAAAGTTTCCTTGATACAATGAATAAGATATTTAACTTTGACAAAGAAAAGTTTAGACGTGAACAAGACCAGATGAGAGAACTTGCTAAAGAGGCAACTCAAAGAGGTGCCGCTGCTGCTCAAAGTGTAAGAACAACTATTGACGAGTCAGATTTTGGTGTGAAAGCGTTAGCGGGTATAGCAGCGTTAGTTTTCTTTGCAAAACAATTAGGTATGAATACAGATGTACTTAAATTGCCAGCGCAATTAAAAGCAATTGAAGGAATGGCAGCGTTTGCTAGAGGCATAGGTAGAATTGCAACATTTGGATTTTATGATGATATATTAAAAAGTGTAAAGGCAGTATTTACTAGATTTACTGGTTTCATAAGAGAAAGTTTTATTAAAAATATACAAGCACCACTTCTTGAACAATTTAATAGATTTAAGACTTTTATAAGCAACTCATTTTTAGGTCAGATAGTAAGAAATTTTGATACATTTGTATTACAACCAATTAAGAACTTTTTTGGTTTAGGTACTGAAAGCAGAGGTTTTTTTCAGACTATTAAGATGTTGTTTCAAAAAGCAGTCTTAGCAGTAAAACCAACTATTAATTTTATAAAAGGATTTTTAGGTGGACTTATAACAGGCGGTGGTTTATTCTCAGCGTCAGGACCATTAAGAGCAATCATAGCACCTATATCGGCAGTAGCAAGAGGTATTGGTAGATTATTTGTACCATTAGCAGTTTTACTTGGTATATTTGATGGTGTTTCAGGTTTTATGAAAGAATATGAAAACACAGGTTCAATCATTGATGGTATTAAGGGTGCTGTAGTAGCTATCGTAGATGGATTTATTGGTAGTTTTGTTAGATTTGTTGGTGACTTTTTAGGTTTCTTATTAGGATTAATTGGTTTAGATAGATTAGGTAATGCAATTAGTGATTTTGCAGGACAAATTACAAAATTTTTTGCAGACGCTGTAAAAGGTATTATGAACGTATTACTAGGCATACTTACATTTGATTTCAAGAGAATTAAAGAAGGTGTTTTAGGTATGTTAGGTAGTGTTGGTAACTTCTTTTTAGAATTAGCAATGGCACCTATAAACTTAATTGTAAATTTAATTAAAGATATATTCAGTTTTGGTGACCCCGAGAAACCATTTAGTTTAAGAGATTTTATATTAGGCGAAGATGGTGTTGTTATGAGAGTTTGGAATTGGTTTAAAGGTTTGTTTTCAATTGACTTCACAGCAATAAAAACAAAATTGTTTAATATGGGTACGATACTAAAAGGTTTAGCACTTGGTGGTGTAGCAGCCGCTAAGGCAATATTACCTGGTGGAGAAAGTCCTGCTGAGGCATTTAGAAGAGTATATAATGAGGTTGTAAAAGGTGGTCAGGCGCCAACAGAGATTAAAGGTGAGAATGGTGAAAATATTGTTAAAGTTGCTTCAACAGATGTACAAGGCAATGTCGTAGAATACAGAAATAAAACAAATACTATAAAAGAAAATAGCACACAATTAAAAGGCGACACCGTAATTACACAAATAACAAATGGTGGAAATAATATACAATCTAGCAACTCATCAAATACTTATGCAGGTAAATTAAATACTAGTGTTGACCCTTATCACGACAAGTTTGCCGCTTCATCTTTTGCGACTTAATACTGACCTAAATCTTTTTCAGATATAATCTTAAACTCTAAACCATTGTCTTCACAATAAGATTTTGCTGCTTGCCATTTTGCTTGGTTCTTGATATATTCAAAACTCTCTCTCATATATGATTTGGTTTTCTTCTTGCCTGGTTTTGGTTTACCTATTTGACGTGATGGTTTGACCTCTATCATATACTTCTTTTGTTTAGAAGTCTTTACAACAAAGTCTGGAAAGTATCTATG